AAACTATACGATAAATACTTCAAATGAAAATAAGCGAAATAAAGAGCAACCCTAATAACCCTAGAGTCATAAAAGACGAGAGGTTTAAGAAGCTAGTAAAGTCAATAGAGGAGTTTCCTAAAATGATGGAGCTGCGACCTATGGTTGTTAATTCAGACAATATAGTCTTAGGCGGTAATATGCGTCTAAAGGCTTTAAAGGAATTAGGGTATAAGGAAGTACCTGACGAGTGGGTAAAGTCCGCTGAGGAGCTTACAGAGGACGAGCAGAGACGTTTTATTATAGCAGATAACGTAGGCTTTGGAGAACACGACTGGGATTTGCTAGCGAATGAGTGGGATTCATTAGAATTAGATGAGTGGGGGTTAGATGTTTGGCAGCCTGAAACTGATGTTGATTATTCTATATTAGATGAAGAGGATGTGTCCGAGCAGTTAGAAGATATGAGCAGCGGAGTAAAGAAAGCTATACAAATAGAGTTTGAAGCGGAGCATTACGAAGAGGCTTATGAGCTTGTAAAGTTTTGGAGAGAGCAAGGCGATGTAGGGTATATGATTTTGCAATACTTGAGAGAGGAAAAGGATAAATTATGAAAATATTCTTAATGTATTATGATAGGTTCAAAAATGCAACTACTTCAAAATTGGTTTCTAAAGAACATATCGTTTTATGCCACGATAATAAGGATAAATTTACCTGCATAGGTGACCAGGGGAAACTCATTGAATCAAAACAACCGAAAGGAATACAAAATAATTTCAATTACGGATTGTCGCTATTAGAAGATGGTGAGTGGGGAATTTTTATGAGTGATGATTTAATAGGCGCAAAAAGGTTAAAGGATAATAAATTTGTTGACTGTGATGTGGACTATTCTTTAAATGAGCTGATAAGCATATTGCCAAAATGTGATAAGATGGGCATTAACCTTGTTGGATTAAACTCTACTGGAAACCCTTTTTACGCAAAGAAAAAATATTCTAAATTCGGATTAGTAGATGGTAGGTGTTTTGCTATTAAAAAAACAAAATTCACCTTTCACGAGAAAATAAATACCATTCCTGATTACTACGCTACGGCTTATCATTTGAATAAATATGGTGGTAACCTGATTTTAAATTATACTTTTTTAGATTTTAAAAGATATGAGAAAGGTGGGCTTGGAAGCGCAAACGATAGGATAAAGGATAAACTAAAAGATGTTTCCTTAATGAAAAACCTATTCCCTAAAAATGTTAAAATAAAAGACAAGCCAAACGAACCAAAAGGTAGTCACATAATAATAACAAGATGAAAAGAATTGACTTACTGCAAGTAGAAAACAATAGAAAGATAGGAGATGTTTGTGAGTACATAGAGCCTAATGTCACAGAGGATTGTATATTTTATGTAGATGGCGAACCGATAGGATTCTATATGACTAAAATGCCTGATAAGATGTGCAAGCTGGCTGACTTAGCGAATGCTGAGTTTAATGGTAAAGGTGTTCCAAAGGCAGAAATGAGTAGAGGGCCTCAAGGCAGCAAGAAAGATAAGATTGAAAGGGCTAAAGCTGGGATTAATTTAGTGACTCAAATGAGTTGTATACTTGGTAGCGTTGCCCCGAAGCCGCATATGCGTAGACCATACCCCACAAGGTCAAGCGTACATTCTGTAAAGTCTGCTAATACATTTATCAAAGCGATGTTATTACTTGCAAAAGAAAGTGAGAAGCTTATAAAAGAAATAATCCCAAATCAATACGAGCAGCAAGTAGAGTTATTTAAAGACGTAGATAAAAAATGGAGATTTGCAAACCTTTTTACAAGCTCTATTTCTAACTATAATATCTCAGCTCCATTCCATAGAGATAATGGAAATATAAAAGGAGCGGTAAACGTAATTATCTGTAAGAAGTACAACTCTAAAGGAGGTGATTTACATATACCTGATTACGATGCTACAATAGGGCAGAAAGATAATTCAATATTAGTCTATCCAGCTTGGAGAAATGTACACGCAGTCACGCCAATAATACCCACGCACGAAGGGGGTTATAGAAATAGCCTGATATTTTACCCATTAAAAGCGTTTAAAGGAATATGAAACAACAAAATCCGACAACTAAAAAGGCTATGATACAAGCCCTAGAGAAGTCATTAGGGGTAGTCACCTCTGCTTGCAAAGCGGTAGGGATTAATAGGTCTACACATTACGAGTGGTTAAAGACTGACGAGGACTATAAAAGGGAGGTAGAAAGCATAGAAGATATAGCGATAGACTTCGCAGAAAGTCAGTTACATAAGCAAATAAGTGAAGGGAACACGGCTGGCACTATATTCTACCTAAAGACCAAAGGAAAGAAGAGAGGGTATATAGAGCGTACAGAAGTGCAGCAAGAGACTACCTACAAGAGCTTAGATATTAATATAATAGATACTGGCGTACCCTTTGCCAATAATGAGAAAGATATAATTGATTAGCACGTCAGGCTTATATCGTCAGAACTTTGTATGTACTTCGGACATCGTAGTCAATCAAGGCGGTACTAGCTCAGGGAAAACGTATGCTATTCTGCAAGTGCTATTCAGTAAAGCAATAGCGGAGACTTGTACTATTACGATAGTAGGGCAAGATATACCTAATTTGAAGGTAGGAGCTTTGAGAGATGCAATAGACATACACAACGCAGATGAAGCGATTAAGCAGCAAGTAGTATTCTACAATAGGAGCGATAGGGTGTTTAGTTTCAAGAACGGCTCTATAATGGAGTTCAATAGCTACGACAATGACCAAGACGCAAAGTCAGGTAAAAGAGACTACTTATTCATAAACGAGGCGAATGGCATACCATACAACGTCTACGAGCAGTTGAGCCTTAGAACTAGAAAGCAAGTCTATATTGATTACAACCCTGATGCGTCCTTTTGGGTTCACGAGAAAGTAATACCGCTACCGAATACACACCTAATAATCTCAGACCATAGACATAACCCATTTCTAAGCGATAAGGTTAGGGAAAAGATAGAGGCACTTAAAAACAACGATATAGACTTATGGAAGGTATATGCTAGAGGAAGGACTGGCAGAATAGAGGGCCTGGTTTTGCGTAAGTGGTTTGTAACTAATGAGGACTTTGCAGATAAGAAGCTAATAGGCTATGGACTTGATTTTGGGTTTAGCAATGACCCTACCTCTTTAATAGAAGTCAGAATGCAAGACGGAGAGCTATGGGTAAAAGAGCTTATCTACGACACTGGAATGACCAACAATGATATTAGCCATAGGATGGAATCTTTAAACGTCTCTAGAGGCTCACTAATAGTAGCAGATAGCTCAGAGCCTAAAAGTATAGAAGAGCTAAGACGGCTGAGGTGGACTGTTGATGGCGTAAAGAAAGGCAAAGACTCTATTATGTTTGGAATTAATCTTCTAAAAGGTTACAAGATTAACGTACATTCGTCAAGCACCAATTTAATAAAAGAACTAGAGCAGTATAAGTGGAAGGTAGATAGGGCAGGCAAGAGCTTAAATGTGCCTATTGACAACTATAACCACGCTATTGACGCTCTGAGATACTTAGTGATGCATAAATTTAGTAAGAAAGGATATGGGCAATACACCGTCATTTAAAATAACCGTAGGACAATACCAAGAACTCAACAACATAGACGAGAGTCTTTCTTTGATTGAGCAGAACATATACGCAGTAGCAGCTATTAATAGCATAAGCTATGAAGAAGCCTCTAAGATTAAGCTAGGTGAATTCAATAAAATAGTGGTGCAGATTCAAGAGTTTAACGTAAAGCTCCTAGAGAAGCTCAAAATCAGAAACAAGATATTCCTTAACGGAACGCAGTATCACCTAGAGCATAAGCCTGACAAACTTACTAGCGGTCAACTTTTAGATGTAATTAACATCAGAAGCAAGAATCAAGGCGAGGCGGTTAATGCAATGCACTTGCTACTAGCTGCAATGAGTACACCAAAAGGAAAGGATTATGGAGACGATAATCTTACACTAGACGAGAGGGCTAAGCTGATTAAGGACGTAGAATTGCAAGAGGTATGGAATGTCTTTGTTTTTTTTTGGAATCTTTGGAACGACTACTTCAACGATTCAGAGGACTCTTTAACGAAGTGGATGGAGGACACCCTGGAGATGACTCGGGGGATTTTGGACAACGATGGGGACTCTTCAGCGTAATAAAAGCAATGGCAGATTTGCATAATATAAGTATAAACGAGGCTACTAAGCTAGGAGCGATTGAGTTCTTAAATTGGTGGGCGTATATGGTAGAGAAACAAGATTATGAACAAAGCACAAAGTGAGTTATTTGATTCCTTATTAGACTATTGGCAGAAGGTAGTAAATGAGCTGACAGAAAGCCTAGAGGATAATTACAAGATGTCTAGCGGTCTTACTGCTCAAAGAATAGGCGAGTTTAATTCTCAGCCAGTAGAGCTAACTACACAAGGATTTAAGGTTACAATATCAATGCCTGACTATTATCAGTTCTTAGATGAAGGCGTAAGCGGTGCTAAGTTTAACACTAGCATAAGTAGATTTAAGTACAAAGACAAGATGCCACCTATAAAAGCTATCAGACGTTTTATGGCTAACAGAGGAATAACTCAGCCAAAGAATAGTAATACTAAGGCAGGAAAAGCTAGAGACAAAGAAGACGTTTTAAATGGTATAGCCTTTGCGATATCTAGGAGCATATATAATAAAGGTCTAAAGAAGACAAACTTCTATTCTGATGTAATAAATGACGAGCAGATAGTTAAGCTAGAGAGGAAGCTACTAGCCCAGTTTCAGAGGTATGTGATAGATGTCGTTAGGATAGAATAAATAAAAAATATGACAAAACACATTGCAGAGATAATTGAAAAAATAATCGACAAAGGTGGGTTTGTAGATAATGAACTTAGAAAGTTAGTTGATATATTGGTAGATGTTAGAGGTGCAGAAGGCATTAACCGAGAATTTGCAGAAGCATTTGAACATATTGAAAAAACAAGAGGTTCAATAACACGCTCCACAAAAAAAGATTTGTTTAGATATATTAACCGTAATGAAAAATATAACTACTAAAATAGTTATGATGAATTAGTACGTTAAACTTTTGACGCTCTATTTGTATATATAGATAGAGATGGCACTTACAATCCAAGACCAACCGACAACTAATATACCTGAGCCTAGCTTTGCTCCTATCGAATATCTAGTAAGCAGCACCAACACAACCGAAAGCGGTTTCAAGGTGGTAGCAAGCCTATTTACTGACCCTAGTGGAGATAATACTAAGATAGCTACTCTTCAGCTAAATACTATCCCTTCAGCTACTCAGGTAGTAACAGATATACAGAACATCATACAATCGTTTGTAAGCAGCGATTATTCTGTTTTGGCAGGAGATACAGTAGATATATCTCAAAGTGCCTTAAAAGACTTCAAAATAGCTTTTCAAGAGTATTATAGTGGAGCTTTACAAGGTAGTGCAGTAAGTGGTAATACTTTCGATAGCTGGAACTCGTCACCTAAGTACATAGAGTGGGCTGATTTATCAGGTGGAACTAAGGGATATCAGAATTGGAGCATAGAGGACGATTCTGCTGAAACAGACAAAGAGTTTCTTAATGGATTTGAGCAACAAGCTGAGTGGTTTAATTTAAGTTCAGCTAACAACTTCCTAAAGGTAAGGACTGAGCAGAAGTATCAAGCCTCTTGGATTATGAGGCAGAATTTAAGTGATACCTATAAAATCTACTTACAGACGCTAGATAGCACATTCACAACTATTCTATCCACTACAATGACCGCAGCTAATACGGCTGGATTATATACTCTAGATGTAGGTGCTTCTGAGATTGCTTCACATACTTGGGTAACTACTCCAGTAATGACAAACGTCAAATACTACGCTCTAAGGATTATAAACTTTACTCAGGACGTATGGGTAACAAAGACCATAATGTTTGAAATAGATGACTGCGAAAATACCTACACAGATTTTGAGCTGCACTACCTTAATCGAAAAGGTGGATACGATAGCTTTACATTTAGCGGCAAATCAAATCAGACCACAAGCATAAATAAGAATTTCGCTAAATACAATACTCGGACAATCGGAGTAAGCAGCATAACTCATAACACCTATGCACAACGCAAGAGGGCTTTTCACACTGGTCTAAGCGACTCTTACAGATTAAATAGTAGGTTGCTGAAGGATTTTGAAGTAAAGGGCTTAGAGGACTTGTTTTCATCTCCTGAAGTTTATTGGAAATATGATGATAATTTTGTTTCTGTAAATGTAACAAACAACACTTTTGAACACGCTAAGAGCGAGAACGGACAAGTGTATAGTATGGAAGTCACTATGGAGATAGATAACTCAGACAAGAGACAATGGTAATAGAGCATATCATAGCAGGGTATTCAATACCTCACAACGAGGGTGCTATACCTTTGACTAAAGAGGCATATGATGTAAACAATCCACAGAAGCGTTTAACGGATTTTAGTAAGACGATTACGATACCCGAAAACAAAACGGTCAATCAGATATTTGAGCATATCTTTGATGTAAATATAGACCTTCAAACGTTTAATCCTAATCTTAAAACTAGCTATCAGGTCGTTCAGGACGGTGTGCAAGTTATAGACGGCTACTGTCAGCTCAAGTCTATTACCAATGTGGATGGCTTAGTCAATTATCAGATACAAGCTACTGGAAAAGTCGGTGACTTATTCGAGAAGATAAGGGATAAATATTTGACAGATTTAAACCTTAGCAGTTTAGACCATACTTGGAATAGTAACAATATAGAAGATAGCTGGACGGCTGCAATAGGACAAGGCTACGTCTATCCAATGATAGATTTAGGCGGTAGAAGTAACTATGTTATATGGCTGACTGAGGACTTTAAGCCAGCGATATATTTGAAGGAGTATATAGATTCTATTTTTGAGGAGGCTGGATATACTTACGAAAGCACCTTTCTAAATTCAGATACTTTTAAGCGGTTAATAATTCCGTATGGCAGCGGTAAGATACTACTAGATAATGATTCAATACTTTGTAAGGAGTTTAACGCAAATAGGTCAGGGACACAAACCGTAGATTGTCAAGACTTCTCAGACCTTTCAAATAGCGATAATAGTACTTTAATCTTTAACGATTTAAATACTGGCATTGGTAGTATGATAATTGGTAGCACATTTATAGTAGCATAAATTATGAGTACAACTAGCTTTTACAACACTTGCACAAATGAATATGATTCAAGCACTGGCATTTACACTCCTGACAATAATCGTATAGTATCTTTTCAAGGTGTAATTAATTATGATATACAATACACTGAGAGTAATTTTTGGACTACTCAATTATTCAACAGTGCTTATTCAGGTTCAGGCGTATTACCTGACGAGTTTAAGGCAACGGTAGAATTGTACTTAATGGAAAGGATAGGCTCAAACTACGAGGTAAAGGAAAAGATGCTTTTAGACTTTACAGATGTAGCGAAAGCAAACCCACTAGCAAACCCAACAACAGATTTAAACGATAATACTACACCCTATTCAACTGGTGAGATTAGTGTGATAAACGGTAGAGAATATTATCTAGCAATTGGTGCGGTTGAGTATACTGGGATAAGGATATCTAACAATAGAGGTAATATACAAAGAGATTATTTGAACTTTAAAAACTTTAATGACTTTACTTTTACGCTCAAAGAAGATTCTACATTTGGAAATCAGCTAATAGATAAGGAGATAAAAGCTGGGGACACTATGGAGACTAGCCTAGTTATACCTAAAGAGATTAAGCAGTCAGATTTGCTTAGTGCTATTATTAAACGATTTAACCTTTATATCGATTATGACGCAATTAATGACAAGAAGCTAATCATAGAGACTAGGGAGGACTTTCTTACTGATGAGCGAGTAAACATAGAGCCGTTAGTAGATAGGTCAAGAGATTACGTCATTAAGCCTCTAGGAGCGTTAGACGCTGGGAGATTTATATTCAAAGACCAACTAGATAAAGACTACCTGAATGATGCTTATAATAAAGTAAATGACGAGGTCTATGGTCAAGTGACTTTAGACGTTCAAAACGACTTCCTAAACTCAGATAAAACTATCTCCACAATATTCGCTCCTACGCCTTTAGAGACACAAAAAGGCGTTAACGATAGAGTGATTAGCTCTATGCGATTTGTGAATGAAAATAACGAGCAAGTAGAGGCTACTGCTAAAATCAGACTACTCTATTACGGTGGGCTCTTAGATACACAAAAGTCTTGGTATTTAGGCGTTCCTTTTTTGGGAGGCACTAGCCAAACTCAATATCCGTACGCTGGGCACTTAGACAATCCGTATGACCCTACATTTGACCTTAATTGGTATATTCCAAAACAACTCTATTACGACTTTAGTTACGGAAATAAATATACTCTTTCCTATTCCAATAATAATTGCTACAACATATATTGGAGTAAATACATCAATGAAATAACGGATAAGAATAGCAAGATACTAGAGTGTTATGTGGCTTTGAGACCATACGATTACAATGAGCTAAACTT